TTCTGTCAATACTAACTACATAGGTATCTTCATCTTTGGTAAAGGCTAGTCTAATATTATACCCCTTACCAATGTATCTATTCGGTATATCTGCTTTCTTGATTCCTTTGGAGTTTTTGTTGTACAGCGCCTCCTCTATAATCAAAGGTATAGAGGATTTGCCTGTACCGTTTGTTCCAATGATTTGAGTTACAGTATTGTCGTCAAGTAGTAACTCATTGTCAGAACCATAGCTAAAGCAGTTATTCCACTGTAGCTGTTTTAGAGTAATCATTAAACGTTCCTATTATACTAGATATTTTATCTTTAGGAAGCTCTAGTATGTATTCTAGATACTCTGCTAGTTCTTCTCCTACGCTCATGTCTTTATTAAGAACAAGAGTTGCTTCTGTACTTCGTTTCACAACTTTCTTGTCTAAAAGCTCTGAGTTTTTTACTTTCGAGAGGTCTTGTATGTCGCCTTCTAACTCATAAATTGTGTGATGATAGTCACTCGGAATCATCTCGTCTGGGCTGCTTACAGTCTTTCTAAGAAGCTGCGGCAGATAGAACTTATCCCACATCCAAGACCAGTCCTTGTCATTTATAAGCAAGTACCCTGTTTCTACTTCGTTTCGGTGAAAGGAAGTAGTCATAGGGCTTCCTGGGTATACAATATTTCTCTGAGTATTACTATGTGCATGGAGGTCTCCTGCAAAAACTACAGGAAACTCAGATAATCTATCCAAGTCTACCTCTGGTTTTACATGAGGAGGAATCTCTCCGCGCACATGAGTAAACAACGGCATAGAGGTATGAAAACACTCTATACTATCTTTTCTGTGTAAATCCGCGTAGGGAAGTACACTGAAACCTTTATCGGAATCCACATAAGAAAAATCTACGACATGAATCAAAGGATTTATGTCTCTACTTACTTGCTTTAGCTGACTAAAGAAAGTTTTGTTTTTCTTTGTAGCTTCGTGATTTCCGTCATAAATAAGAGTAGGAATAGTCACTCTGCGTATAAACGAAAAGTATAACTCCAACTCTTCCATAGTCGGAAGACGATCAAAGAGATCGCCTCCGATTATGTGCATATTACATTGTTTTTCCTGTTCGCTGATTTGCTCGAAAAAAGACTCATATCTTTTTTTCGCCCAAGCAACTGGGACATTCTTCTGTCCCAGTTTTATGTGCCAATCGGCTGTAAACAGTATCACGCTACGTTGAACTCTTCTTCAAGGCTTTCGTCAATCTCAGATACAGACTCTTGACGTATGCGGTCAAGAAGCTCTTTCTGAGCGTCAGGAGTAGGACGAGGCATCACGTCGTCCATGGACTTTACATCAGCAGCGAGGGCTGCATCAGAGTCCGAAAGTGCACTAGGCTTGCACTTGAGAGGCTGTAATTGGTACTCTACATTGTAGGGAAGAGGCCCAGTTTTAACTCTCTTAAATTTGATTTCCCAGCCAGTTTCAGTATTGGTAGGGTCGCCTAAGTCTTCGGCAGCAGTTATAATCTGCTCCCACAGCTTTTTCTTTAGATTGACAACTTTTACTTCACCATTGTCAATGCACTGAGTTGCATAGCTCCAGCCACACTTGAGGTCGGGGTAGTATTCACGAACCCAATCCTTCTCTTTGTTGTTGAACGCTTCTGCGTTGCGATCAAAAGACAGACACTCCAAAGGAATGTTCTTGTCGTTCTCGCCTTTGACCCAGTACACATAGCGAGCAAGAATGTCGCCTACGAGACGGAAAGAGTTATCGCCGTCTTTGTACTGAAATGTGCTGATTGAGGTTTTTTGAGCAGAACCTTTCTGCTGATTAAATGATATTGCCATTTTAATGTATCTCCATTGGGGCTTCTTCATACCGAAAATGAATTCCATCATCGTCCATACGAAGTAGGCTAGGGTTGTCTAAAAACATAAAAGGATCTATTGTCAAATGAATTCGATCCAATGAAAGTTTGCCGTGTGCAGCATACTCAGCGTATGAACGTGCACTGGCCATTGCTACATAAATACAGACATCCTTGTACGAATACTCATAAGCATGGTACAATAGAACATCTGGATGCAGTAAAAAAGAGTCTCCTCTAAAATCAATGTGATAATATTTATAAATCTTATCGTAGTGATTTAGAGGCAACTGCTTCTCTACTAACATTTTTAAAACTCGTACTATCTCGGCAGTATTGCCTTTACAAGTTTCATAAATCTTTTTCCAATCGTAGAATAACATATTATATCAAAAATTATAATTCATGTCAAGTATTATTTTTTTAAAGTTCCTGTATCTGGTAACCCTGTTTCATATAGTAGCCCATCCTATTGGAAGCCTGCCTGCGTGCAGTATTCCCTTTCAAATGTACATCTATGACTAGAGGGTTCTTTTTATTTTCTTTCTTTCGTATTACTCTACCTATCAACTGTGTGAGTAGAGGCTCATTATTCACTGGCGTACCCAAAATCAAGCAACTCAAGTCGTCTAGCGAGATACCTTCTGAGAAAATTGCTTGTGTACCGAACAAAATATCGGCTTTTCCGTCTGAAATCTTAGACATGAGTGTTTTTCTCTCCTCATGTGGTACCTCGCCCGTAACACAAATAGCTCTGTCACCTGCCAGTTCGGCGCAGACCTGTAAAAAATGCACACGATCACTTACTACGAGCACTTTGTGTCCTTTCTTTGCATAAAATGCGGCTAAAAGTGCGATGCTGTGCAGATATTCTTCATTATAGGCTAAGTTTGTTACTTTATTTGCCCAAGGAATGTTGCTTCCGTCCATAAATCGTACTTCCGAGCGGTATACAAGTATGCTCGGAGTCATATAGTTTTCTTTTGGGGGTTTGATTACTTTTTGTCCAAAGTAATCACGAAATACTACGTGTTTGCCGTCTTTTCTTTCTATAGTGCCTGATAAGCCAATCTTATATCTTGCATAATTTGAGTCTATGACTTTAGAAAACGTTGGAGACGAGACATGATGCATTTCGTCCAAGATGACGGTTCCAAATTCTCGACGTATATCTGGAATGCGACGGTACAAACTTTGAGTGTTCCCAATAACCACAGGACTGTTAATGTCCATTTTACCACTTCCAATAATACCTGCTGTAATTCCATATACTTTTTCTACCTCTGCCGCCCACTGATTTCTTAGTGGAACTGTATGTACAACTATAAGTGTTTTCTGTCCTAGTTTGCCAGCTATTGCAAGACCTGTAAAAGTCTTTCCCCAGCTGACCCAAGCGTTTATTATGCAGTTGTCATCAACTTCGTCAAAAGCCTGCTTTTGACTTGGTCGCAACTCAAACTTAAACTCAGGAAAGTCTGTTGACTTTGTTATACGTTTATCAACTATTTCGTAGTCATCTGGGATTAGATCCGTTCGTCCAATCGGGATGCTCACTAAGTTACTACGAATACGTGCCATATTCTTAATGACTATAGGTGGATCCTTTGGATTGAACGAAGGGATCGTATAGGTCAGCTCTTTGCTTAAAATGTCCTTGTATTTATCGTCTACTTCAAGATAAATACGGTTACTGACTACTGCTTTTTTCATGCACACTCTTTTGCTATAATGTATTCCTTTACAAAACCACTTCGTACAATATCCTCGACTCCGAACTCTATGAAATCAAAACGATTCATGGAGGCTAAAATCTCGAAGAACTCTTTCATTCCGTTCTGTTTTAGATCGGACTGTGAAAAGTCCCCGCAGAATATTACTCTACAGTTTTCCCCGACTCTTGTTATGATAGAGTCTAATTCGTGAAAAGTCATGTTCTGACACTCATCTATAAGTATAACTGCATCTCTGAGTGTTATACCTCTTATGTAAGAAGTAGTCATAAAATGCACTAATCGTTTAGTTTTGAGTATCTGGTATGCGTCGCCTCTTTCAAACAAATCAATAGATATGTCATAGTAAGGCTCTTCGTACACTGAACTTTTTTCTTTCTCAGTTCCTGGCAGGAATCCAATATCCCGAGTAGGAACTGCACTTCGTATGATTAC